ATTGACTACCTTTGACCTGAAGTTTTTAATCTCAGGAAAAAACTCTTTCACTTGTAATGCACAGTCTTTGAGGTGTCCTCGAACACATCTTCCCTCGTACATTAACGCTCCCTTCTGGTTTCGTTTAAACGTAGACCAGCCGGGCACATACTCTTCGTCTTCTTCATCCTGTACATCGACCTGAGACGCCACCTCTAGTGCCAGCTCATCAATGGGAACTGCGCCTTCGGGTTTACGAGTAGGCATTCTGTGTTCAAGCATCCCCTTTATCTCGCTCTCTGATCGTGGGATTTGCCCACCAAACTCACCATTGAATTGAAGACTGATCTTGTATTGGTTCCATATATTTACAGCATTATTAGTCATGTTAACTTTCTCCGTTTTTGTCTTGCTTATGTTGCTATACTGCAATCCCTGCAGTAATGGGTCTGACTTGCAGTATCCAAGGCTGATTGTTCTTATCTATAGCCCACTCTATATCTAGTGGCTTGCGATAGTTATTCTCTAGTCTCTTGGCTTCTATATATATGGGATAGAATTGGGTCAGATCATTTACATTTAATTCAGCAGCCGTTCTTTTGTTAGAGTAATAATCGGAATCGTTCTCTAAGAAGAGCATCTTGCTATTACTTTTTCCATCTACCACACCACCTACTCCTTCCTCATATTCGACTAGCATTCTATCTGTACCCTCTACTGGCTCCGTGGTAAAGAGAACACCAGAATACTTGGCATCTACCATATGCATCATGATTACTGCTGGATTTTGGGGTAACTCACTAGGTCTTGGGTACTTGGAGCTTATTTTCATCATGGTATCTATATATGACGTTACCCTTTCATCTTTGACTGAGTCCCTTACTTCCCTTACTGCATGTTCTAATCCAGTAATAGGGACGTTGAGTTTAGACTCAAATATCCCTGCATAACTCTGGTTTTCACCGTCTTCTTCTACAGCAGAGGAGCGTACTGCATACTTGCCGTATGGATAGACAGAGTATTTTTGTGGTGAATGTGGTGGCAGACTTAGTAACGATACTGCTTCCTGTACTACCCCAGACAGTACGTCATCAGGACAGTCAGCAGTTATAACTACCCAATCGGGTACTAGATCAGGTGTTATCTTCCTGAGTTGGGCAGCCTTGCCACCTACTTTACTGACATTCGAAGAGTCCCACTCATAGCCGTATATCTCTCTCTTTACAGATATATATTTTTCTTTAATTACCAAGATAGTTCTCCTTCTTCGCCTTGCTCTTCTTGTTGCTGTTCAGCTAGTGCTTCACCAAGTGCAAACATTTTTTCTGCACAGTCTAGGCATACAATCCGTCCGTTAATCTCCTTTAGTTCTTTGTAAGCCTCAATATCTCCTTCGCCACAGTCATCACAAAATGTGTCAGGAAGTTTGACCTTTATCTCATATCCTTGGTGTAGTGTAGCTACGAGTTTATGTGCCTCATCTCCTTCCATAGTCTTTAGGGTTATGTCTAAAATTTTGCAATGGTTACGTGTCGTTTGGAGTATGCGATCTAACCATGCAAACATCTCATCTTCATTAGTAAAGAGTGGAGCATGGTCATTGTGTATTTGTAATTCAAAGATAGATATATTGCAGTCAGGGTTGTTCCCTTTACGACTGCAGTTTACCCTTGGTATTGACATGCCTTTGTCCAGTAGAAATTGGACCCACCCCTTTGGTGGTTGGGATGTAAATATCACTCTTCCTTCTATCAGTTTATCTTTCTCATCTCTAACGGTATTTATTAACACGTTTACGTTGAGTATCTTTTCAGATTTATCCATTTAGTTTCACCAGTTCCTTGTGGTATGTTTCTATTAGTTCTTCTTGTACTTTTGTTTCTATTGCTGACTTGCAGTGTTGGGACCTAACCTCCTTGATAGCCTCTGTTCCTGTCATCCCTTGATATACCAGTATTCCTGCGAGTAGTGTGCCTGTCCTACCATGTGCGCCATAGCATCCTATCTCCAGCTTCTGTCCTTCCATCAGTCTAGACATACACCATATGATTGCTTGGCTGTACTCTAAAACTGGTATGACACCCATATCTCTCCAGTCTATATATAGTGTGGGTATTTCACCTGTATCAAATAGCTTGTCGTTACTAGGACAGTTAGGAGATAGCCAGAATGTATCTTGCATCCATCCACTATCCATATAACAACCAATGTCTGGTAGTGTCTCTCCCTTTTCTCTCTTGTTGTGCATTTTCCTGGCTGACAGGTAGATAGTTAAGTCATCCTTGAGTTTAAACTCATCCATCCAATGACTCTTGGTGCAATGTGTTTTATAGGATTGGGAATAGACTGTGTTGTATAATTTTGATCCTTTATTATTATCGAATATGTTTCCTGTATATCCATCTGCTCCTTCTATCAGGGCTAGGTCATCATGTTTATATATCTCTATCGTGAGTTCGTGGTCTAATACTACGGAGACCTCTCCATTCTTTGCCCCTGTTACTTTGCCTCTCTTTTTATCAGGAGTTTGAACTATATCGTTAGCAATATAGACATTGGGATAATATAATTCTGATGGTTTGTTTAACTCATCTTCTATCTCATCAAACAAATTGCTATATTTTTTTTGTTTGTTGTTCTTATTTCTTTTAGACATAAAATCTCTCCATACTTTATTTACTTTGTGCAATTTGGACATTCACACATCTCCTTAATTCCATCAAAACTTATTAGTCGTTGTATTGTTAATGAAGTTTTTTGATATATATTGCAGTAGTACCCTAACTGGTTTAGGTCTAGTACCTGCTGTATTCCTGATGTACCCCACCACTTGTTGAAGTACACACCACCGTTATGTTGTAGTCCCCAGCATGTATCTATAAATGAGTGTGGTGTTATCTGGTCTGTTTCAAACATGTACAGTGTGTTAGCTATAGTCCCCCACTTTGAGCCACCGTATCCTGATCCCCATTTCTTGGTATTAAATGCTTCAATTGCCCATTTAAGGGCTAGAGTTCCATACCTAGACCTAAACCAGTACCACCCTTCCCATGCCCCTGTTCTACTAGTGTTATGTTGTCCTCTTAATGTGGAGTCTCTTAGTGCTTCCCTTAAGGGTTTCGCCAGCCCATTAACACTAGACAGGTGTCTTAGTTCACCACCTATTGCCATGTCTGTGTATTTATAGAACTGTTCGACTAGTTTCTCAGTATGTTTATCAAGATATATTCTGTACTTGGAGTCATCTATCAACACAGCCAGGTGTAATATGTAATAGTTACAGGCTTCCTTACAGAGGTTCCATCCAATTGAGTTTAAACCCCAGACATCTCCACCCCTTCCAGTTTTTCTTACCTTACTAGAGGTATTTACAGTAGCAGTCTGGTCATGGTTTGGTTGAACAACAACAGTCTTGGTCTCTGTTATGGTAGCCCAAGGATGCATTAGCTGTAGCTTATGCTCTGTGATAGATGTAGTTGTCATTCTTGCAACTCAAAGTCTGCCATACAGGTGTGACAGTATGCCGTTAGGTTAGTGGCACACCTCACATTAGTAGGTAGAGGGCATGAGCAAGACCACTTCTTCATCTTGCTTGTACCCTTTGGTTTAGCAGTGGTGATCTTAGTCTTTGAATACTGTGATAGTAATGTGGATGACTTCTCTTCTGTCTTTGGTATTGCTTCGACTACTTCAAAGTCTATTAGATCAGCACGAACAGACCCCATGCCTATCCTGTCCATCACATCACCAAATATATCTACGTCTATATCTTTTAAGTCACCGTTGTCCTGCACAGTAATGCCATACTGCTGTATCTCTTTTTTAAATGCAGACATATGCCACCATCCACCCTTTCCCTTATGGATATCAGTGTATGCATGTATTGCATTGTGTAGTACAGCTATCACTAGCTCTATAGGTGTGAGGTCAGTCCTTATATCAAAGTGATGCTTGAGGGATATGTTGTCACCCTCAAAGTAATACTCCCCTGCTTTCTTTAGTCTGTCATCAAATCCTATGACTATCTCAGGTAGCCCATTGTTATATAAGTTCTCATTGATAGAGTCATATAATGTATATGCTTTGTCTGCTTTATTCTGATGTACCCAATCGTTACTATTTCTTGCGTGTTCTTTTATGGATTTGTTTATACCACCTAAGACCATGTAATCTCAGCCTCCCTTATTCCTTTAACACTAATAGTTATTACTTTTCCAGCCAGTGAGGTAGCATTACCTGCTCTTACAATGCAGGGCTTACTCATTTCCCTTGCTACTATTGCAGCATGGCATGTGATTGAGCCTACATCTGTAGCAATTGCTGATGCCTTCTTCATGATTGGTACATTAGCTGGCTCTGTCATCAAAGCTACCAGTATGTCACCCTCTTGAAAGTCAGGATCATTAGCAAGTCTTGCTATACCTGTGACCTCTCCCTTTACTGCTCCTAGTCCTTCTAATCTATTCAACTTTACTTCTCCTTTGCCTTACTACGGCGATCAATGAACGGTTCCAGCATACCATAACTACTGAGGAAGTCAATGTATTCTCATTGACTTCCCTCTTGTAGTTATTGGTATTATTTATACTAGTCACTGTCATCTTCCACTAAAGTCTTCAAGTTTGTACTGTGTCCCAAAGTGTTTGTTTATATCCTGTATAAACTCTTGTCCTGCTTCTTCTCCAGCTACTTGTGGTGCTGTTACTTCTATCCATTCTTCCTCCCCTCGTGGTAACTGATACAGAACTCCATCTTGTACCTTGTAGTAGGCTCCATACTCATCCATCATTCTGCCTTGCTGTGCCTCATTCTGACTGTTGCTATCAGTGCATTGCGTAGCATTTTTCTCTTGATCTAGGTGCTGATAGATACCTTGATATTGTATTAACCTAGTCTCTAATCTCTGAAGCCTTGTGTCACTAGGATTATTTAGAAAGTAGGCTAGTTGCTCTATGATCTCTACCGTCTTATTAGCTCGTAAGTTATCCATTTTAAGCCCTCCAGCTTGTCCTATTTGGACATAAAAATAGGGCATGGTAGTTAGATACCATGCCCTAGATTTAAAGCCCTATTTAATTGTTCTCTTGTACCTCTAATATGTATGGCATCTTGGTTGTTACCTGCTTGGTTTCTTTTTTCTTCGGCACTTTAATTATCATGCCTAGCAATCTATCTAAAGTATCACCTTCCTTCAGCCTATTCATATTGTTCCTAGTCAGCTTGTGTTTGAATCTGTACTGTCTCTCTAGTTCCTTTGCTGTTAGGTCATTTAGTTTGCCGACAGTCGTAAACTTCATTGGACTATCATGATCTCTGACTTGGTTGTAGTTTTTTTGTCCTGTTTGAAGTAGGAAGTTTTGCTGACATTGCTGACTACAGAGGTAGTTAATTCCCCTTGCTGTAGATACTGTTAGATTAGTTGGAGTTAAGCATTGCTCACATTCATCTCTAGTATCTATCCATTCTGGTATTCTTATCTTAGGCACTATCTTTATCCTTCTTTTTTTTATTAGAGCCTTTTATAGTCTTGCTCAGGACTTAGGACTATTTAAGTCCCATCTCTTCCATTAGGCTTCTGCCTCTATTGCCTTGGTTATATTCTGAGTAGGGATATACCATTACTCCAGGTATTCCTTTACCACTTTTACCTCTTCCTAGAGGCTTTATACTACAGAGCTTTCTCTCTACTGCCTTGTCCATAAACTCTTTACCAGTCATCTCGAAATATTCGGCAATCAATTCGTTAAATCCACTAGTCACAGCATGGAATCCTTTAGTAGTCCTCTTAAGACCAGTTTTCTTGTCGATATACTCAATCCCTACCTTGCCATTAGCCGGATCAAACCACCAATCTAATATCGTTCTAGCGATCTTGTTGTTCATTTTCTTTGCCATTTTGTCTCCTTGACTTGGCTCGATTTGTGCCGAGAAATTTCGGCAACTGTATTCATCCCAACCCCACCGTCAAGAGAGAAGAGTCAAGAGTCCGAACGAAGAGAGGATGCATTTACTCTTGACTCTCTCTCGGTGGGGTTATCCTCTGAAGGGGGGGAAGACTCTTAAGATAAGATAGGGTTTTGAATGATCTTTCTTTAAGGGGAAGATTTTCGGCGACTTCCCCAAAATCCACAAGACTTGATTTTAAACTCAATAGATGTGATTACACATCTCTTGAGGGAAAACTGCTAGGATAAATGTTCTAATTTGCACTATCCCTACGGGATAAATTAAAATTTTCTCAAATTAAACTGCTGGTCACAAAGTGACCATAAAGACTAAACTAACTACTATCTTGTTAATACTAAGGAACTAAACTATGGATACTACTAGAATAGATAAGACGACTAGTGATACTTATAAACAGTTAAGTCCTAGTAAGAAAAGACAATGGAGAAGACAGACTAAGTTCCTAAGAGCTTATTCGGAGAGCAGAAGTAAAACCGTATCAGCTAGCTTTGCAGGTGTCAGCTATCGGACTGTTATGGTTTGGCAGCGTAGCAATGAGTTTGGGTTTACTGAGAGACTAGAAGATGCTGACATACTGTTCTGCGAGAGCTTAGAGCAATTGGCTCTGGATCGAGTAAGGTCTCAGGATGCTAAGGCTAATCCTGTCTTGCTGATCACGCTCTTGAATGCTAATCTGCCAGAGAAGTACAGACCTACTGTTGTAATGTCAGATGATACAGCTAAGGATGTTATGAAAGAACTTAGGAAGCTAGCTCAAGATGCTCCTGATCCTGTACCTGAGTCTCCAACAGAGGAAGTGTCAGCTATTGAGGAAGTGAACAAGATTCTAAGTGAGAAGGGTGGCATGGCTTAGGAAATCAGTTTGTAAGAGGAGGATACCCGTGACAGAATTTTTTATACTAAAGACTAATATATATATATATATATAATATAAAGGAGATTAGTTATGTGTAAGAGTTGTGGATGTGGAAAGAAGCATGGAAAGAAGAGGAAGTAATGGGAGATTTTATTAATAAGATACGTCCGCAGATAATACTGGCGATATTTGTACTTGGTGCGGTTAGTGTTACGGCACTTCTCAGGGACGGGGAGATGTATATAGCGGTGGTGACCGGGTGTACTGGCGGTATTATTGCACTGGGGATGAAGTTACTGGACGGGGAGTAGTTGTGTCCGATTGGACAAAACGTAGTTTAAACTAGGGTTATGTCGCTAATATGGCGACATACACTAGTAACTATCAGTTAAGGCACTGGTACATTGATAGTAAGAGGGGAGTTTAAACTCAATTCATTCGCAAACGAATTAAACGTATTAAACGAAATAAGGGGACTGGATATGCCGAAAGTAGGTAAGAGACATTATCCGTATACTGCGAAGGGCAGGGCTGCTGCTAAGAAGGCATCCAAGCGCACGGGACAGAAGATGACCAAGAAGAAGAAGAAGTATTAATGGCGACTTCGGTTGCCCCTGTCTTTGAAATAGTAGACTTCCACCCCACTGATGAACAGACCCAGATATTAAACTCAGGGAAGAGGTTTATACTCGTTGCAGGGGGAGAACAGGCAGGGAAGAGTATGGTTGCTTCCAAGTTCCTCCTTCAGAAGTTCCTTGAGGATGAGAGTCCTGGTTTATACTGGCTGGTAGCTGCCGACTACGAAAGGACTAGGGCTGAGTTCGAGTACCTTACGGCAGACTTTGCCAGGCTCGGCATTCTCTCGGAAGTTACCAAGCGTGTTGATCCGGGAAGGATTATTCTTGCAGATGGCACACGAATCGAAACCAAGTCAGCCAAAGACCCAAGAACACTTGCCATGCGAGCACCCAATGGTATCGTTGGCTGTGAAGCGTCACAGCTTGATCTGGAAACCTTCTACCGTATGCGAGGAAGGTGTGCGCCGAAAGGGGGATGGCTATTCCTTGGTGGTACATTTGAAAGCTCTCTTGGCTGGTATCCTCAGACATTTACTGCATGGCAGTCGGGATTAAATGACGAACAGTCCTTCTCACTTCCAAGCTATTCAAACTTCCACCTGTACCCAGGTGGCAGGGAAGACCCTGAAATAAAAAGACTGGAGGCTGTATCAAGTGATGACTTTTTTATGGAACGCATTGAGGGAAAGCCAGTACCGCCTAGAGGACTGGTGTTTAATGATTTTCGGTCATCGATCCATGTCGGGGAGATTGACTACATCCCGAATGAGCCTGTTCATATTTGGATTGACCCTGGGTACGCTGGGGGCTATGCACTGGAAGCGGTACAGATCATCGATGACACAGTCAGGGTCTTCGATGAAATCTACGAGATCGGATTAGTAACAGAAGAGATAATAGATATTGCACAGGCAAAACCGTGGTGGCAGGACGTACAGTACGGTGTCATAGATATCGCAGGAACCCAGCACCAGGCTATGCCAGCTCCTGCAGAGGTGTGGCTCAGTAACACGGGGCTGTATCTTGCCTCCCAGAAAGTTCCCATACATGACGGTACTGAGAGATTGAAGAGTTTCCTGAAGGTAAACCCTATTACCAGGTATCCTAAATTGAGTTTAGACTCAAGTTGCAGTGGTGTTCTATCAGAGTTTGGTGCTGTGCCAAATCCATTCTCAGGACAACTTCAGGCTTATAAGTGGAAGATGGACAGAGATGGGAATATAGTTGGTAATACACCAGAAGATAAGTATAATCATGGAATCAAAGCCCTTATATACGGGCTTGTTTACCATTTCGGGTACAGTTATGCAGGGGATCGCCAAAAAATAAGGGTGAAACACTGGTGAGAAAGACTGCCGACCAAATAGTCAAGCTAGTAGAAGGTCACAGGGAATCAACTTATCCCTTCAGGGACAGGATGCAGGACGACTATGACCTGTATATTATGCGTCCCTATGACGCTGGTGATGGATATGAGTCCTATACATCCAATGAACCACGCACATATGCAGACAAGATAATCTCATGGATGGCATCTGCCGAGCTTATAATCAGGATACCCAACATTGAGGAACCCCGTGAGATGCGTTCTGTCAATGATGCCAAGGAAAAGTTCCTCGTAGGAATACTGCGAGCTGCCGATGAGAGGCTTAGAAGAAGGCTTCAGCCCTCTCTCAGGGAGCAGTTGGCATGGTATATATCCCTGAGAGGATGGTATGCAGGAAGATCGCTTCTTCATATAGACTCAAAGGGGAGAACACAGGTAGATATCACGCCTTGGGACCCCCTTCACACGTACTGGGGTGAGGGAGAAGAGGGTCTTGCGTGGGCATGCTACAGGATACAGAAGACTAAAGATGAGATTCTCCAGCAGTACGGTGTTGAACTGGAAGAACAGGATGATGAAACACCCCTTGATGTATATGACTACTATGACGAAGAGCATAATATAGTCTGTACTGGGGACACAATCCTCAAATCACCTACTCCTCACGGTAATGAACGTGTTCCTGTATTCATAGGGATGGTAGGTCCACAGCCATTAATACAAAATATAGACGAGACAGCTATTACTGACACCATAGCTGACTATGGTGAGTCCGTATTTGCTGCCAACAGGGACTTGTACGACAAGCACAACTTCACCATGTCGGTAATGATGGAGATGGTTGCACGGTCAAGGAAGCAGGGAATAGCAATCACATCAAGAGATGGTCAGAAGACCCTTGATGAAGACCCTTACAAGGCTGGTGCTGAAGTGGCACTGGCGCAGGGGGAGAATATAGAACCCCTTGGACTCATGGAAGTAGCCAAGGAGACTGGTGCTTACATGGGAATGGTCTCAGGAGAACTGCAGCGTGGGGCTATACCTCACACAGTATACGGGGACTTGCAGTTCCAGCTTTCGGGATTTGCCATAAATACCCTGAGACAGGGTATTGACAGTGTTCTGAGACCGAGGATAACAGCTATGGAAGATGCCTATACACAGATAGGGCATCTTATATGTGACCAGTATTCAACTGGCAGATATGACCCGATCAGTGTGAGTGGAAGAGATAAGAACAGGGTATATTTCAGCGAGGCTGTAGACCCTGACTCCATTGGCATGGCAGGAACTCCTGAGATAACTATGGCTAGCCAGCTTCCAGAGGACGATATGTCTCGGATGTCTATGGCTCAGATGGCAAGGGAAGGTCCGACACCCCTTCTTTCCGATATGTATGTACGTGACAAGATTCTAGGTCTTCAGGATGCAGATACAATTGAAGACTCGATTAAGGAACAGATGGCTGAAAGGGTACTTCCCGAAGCGTCACTCTGGACACTGCTGGCAGCAACTGAGAACAGGGGGAGACCAGACCTTGCTCAGTTCTACTATGGTGAATTGATGCACCTACTCCAGCAGAAACAGATGATGAGACAGCAGAGTATGATGCCCCAACAGCCTGGAAGCCCACAGGGGCAGGGTGGACCGCCTACCGCTAATCCAATGGTGATGCCAAATGCCATGATGGGAGTGCCACCTCCAGTTCCCACTCCTCAAGCTGGTCCAAATGTTCCACCAGGTTCTCCAAGACCAGGGGCGCAGAATGGTCGTGGGGCAGAAGAAGCTCTTAGAAGTCTTGGGCTTGTCGGTCCTGGAGGATAATAGACTGTGGCATTTAATTTCTTTAGTCAGAATAAAAAGGGACAGATTGTCCTGACAAGAAACAGGTTCGGTATGCCTGATATAAAGACTGTTATTGGTGACAGTAGTCCTATTGACGAGAGAATCTCTGCTTCTAATAGAGATGCACTATCGATGGCTGAAGCACAGAACAAGGATATAGAAAATAAAAAACAATCAGCAATCGAATCTGCAAATGAGTTTTTTAAGGAACAAGCATTAAACCCTGATACTAATCTAAATATTAGAGAAGCTAAATTTACTCAACCAGACCCTAGTGTATTTCAAGCATTAGAAGACGTAGCATCTTATAGCAGGGGCAGAAGCGGCTTTGATGCTCCCCCTCCCCCTCCCCCTGCTCCTAAATATACATCAATCGATGTAAGTGCAGCAGAAAAAGATATAGACGCTTACAAAAGAGGAAAACCAGGTTTTGACGCTGACGGCGGTGGTGGTTTTGACGGTACTGGTAACGGTGATGGGACTGGCGGTGACGGGACTGGTAACGGTGGTGGTGGTGATGTTCGCTG